GAACCAGAAGTTAATGCGTACGTCTTACCAGTTGTTAGCCCACTTACTGACGTATTAATTCCACCAACAACCGTAACCTTTCCTGTTGCCCCATCTGAAATGTTTTCCGCTGCAATACCTACAAACGCTGGCGAGGTTACATTAAGAATGCGAACATTAGTTCCATCAGCATTTACCAGACTACCCGTATCAGGGTCATAAACGGCGGCGGGGTAGTAGTCACTTTTTCCTGTACCCCATTGAACCTTTTGCGATATTGGTGCAAAGGTAATCTCTGCAGCACCTACGGACACTTCTAAAAGAGTATTAGCAGTCCCTGCAGTTTCATGATACTGTATGTATTGTTTATCACCAGCAACGATTAAATAGGTATTGCCGTCCCCGGGTGAAAGAGCGCCAGTATCAAACCGAACGCCACCAGCATCCGCAAGCGTAATATTTGTGCCACTAACTGTTAAAATGTAATAGTACCAATAAGAGCCAGCATAGCTGCTGATAAGAACTGTTTTGTTAAGAGAGGGTATATACGTTAGCTGGGGATGTGGACCGCCACCAGTAAGTCCATTGCCATCAACTTCCGACCCACCACTAACGCTTGTTCCGCTGATCGTTAAAGTTTTCATAGTAATCTTGATTTGACCCGATATTATATAAGCCATGATAAATTTATTTGCGGTAGAATCAAAACACAATGCAGCAGAATCCGCTGTAGAATTACTTGCAGATACTTGTGATTCTGTCCCAAGGGAAACAGTTGTGCCGCTGACAGTTCCAACGCGGCCATAAATTGCGCCCCCATCATAAACGAAAAGAACTTTTTGTGCATTACTATCGTAATCAACTCTAACATTATTTGTTCCAGATGACCTTAGTGTTACAGGAGTACCAAACGAAAGGCTTGTACCACTAACTGTTACAACCACCGCCATTGCGTAATTACCGCCGGAATTTTGATTATAGGTAACTACAGTCTTTCCAGAATTAACATCATAAGCGGCGTCCATATCTAACGCTGTGGCGCTAGTAGTAGCGGCAGTTCCAAATGAAATTTGCCCGTTAGCAATAGTTCCAACTCTGCCATAAAGATAGTTGCTAGTACCTCTAAAAAACAATAACACTTTGTCATTAGCAGTATCATAAACTAACGCAGCACTATCTGACGCCCCACTCCCCTGTGCCACAGCAGCTTGCAACTCTGCTTCCGCTACAGAAACTGTTCCACTAGAGGTTAATCCTACTAAATTACCCGCCGTAATAGCACCTGTAGCCGTGAACTCTTGCTCACCACCGCCGCTTGCCGCCACAAATGATAAATCAGTGCCATCAGATGTTAGGACTGTTCCCGCAGCGCCTTTTGCTAAAGCAGATGACACACCAGAACTATTGCCAACATCAATAGAACCGCGTGTCAGGGCGCGTGTAACGGTGCCTGTAGCAGTCAGGTTGCGGATCGCGGTAACGTCCTTATTACCGTCAGCAGTAAGAACTTTATTGGCTTCTGTAGTGCCGTTGGCTGACGCCTTATCCGTCAGGTTTAGGTCCGCTATAGACGCATCAATACCTGAGATAATTCCAGAGCCTTTGCTGCCGATATATCCTGCCATCTTATAATCTCCTAAGTAGGCTTAGTGGGCCATGTGACGCTGTTTGGAAACCCAGACTGTGCTGGTACATCACGCAACCCCTGTCTGTACGTTGCCCACGCGCTTGCCATTGTTACGTCAGAATTAGCCATCCAATCGCATTCCGCTAGTCTCTTGTCGCGGTCTTCGCGCACAGACGCCGCTGCGCGAGTATCTGCCCCCGCAGCCCATGCCGCCTCTTCTGCATCCCGTGCAGTTTCTTCATCAGCAGTAAACTGCACCATGTTGCCGTTAACGTTGTGGTATCGTGGCATTTTACTATCCTATGAGTTAACCATGCCGTACATGGTGATTGTTCCTGATGCTATATTGCCACTTGAAAATTTAAATTGGATTGCGTTTACAACAGTGTTTGCTTTGGTTTGCCCACCACCGCCATATGATACTGCGTTAAAATAATTGGCACTAACAGCTTCACTAGGTAAATTAACCATGCCAGAAGCAGGGTAAACAAATGTTCTTTTATTTAAATGTGGCCCAATAACATCTACTGTTGCAGTCATACCGCCCCCATCTACATTGCTAAGTCCACTATATCCAAATGGAATAAACGCAGAGTCACCTGCACTTGCATGTTCATTTGCCACTATAGTGTAGCTATCACTAGCAGCTAAATAATTACTTCCTGAGTCAACTGATAATAAAGCATAAACGTCTGCATCGTCCGTTACTGGTAAAACATTAGCAAACTTAAACGTATAACTGTCGTATTTACTGCTATCAAACCCAGTAAAACTAACTGTTGCTGCGTTGCTTATATCAGTAGAAGAGATAAACTCTAACCCGCCACCAATTTTAGTTCCCATATAAGTAGCAAGCCTAGACATTGTAGCTTTACGATTGGTCCCACCCGCACCATCATCAACAACCATTAAGTCAGCATCGACCAACGCTGCGCCTATATCTGTACCACCGTCAATATCCAGATCAGCAATGTTTATGCTGCCATCAGGGAACGTAGGAGTACCCGCAAACGTCACACCCGTTGTGCCTGTTGGTATCGACATAACTGTAGCGTCTGCATCGTTCTTAATAGTTACGTCTGATGTAGAACCCTGACCCGTAAGCACCAAACCATCAGCCGCAGCATAGCCCATAGCGGCGGCATCACCCGCAGATGTATCGCCCGTGGGCAAGAATGTTCCGCCGCTTGCAGTAACGTCACCCGCAAATGTCCGTGATGATATTTCAAATGTGCTGAAAGAAATAATCTCTAACGTGTCGTTAGCAACCGCAGCAACTGCCAGCACAACGTCTGAGCTATTGGTCGCGGTAAAATCGGCAGGTGCAAGTTTCACACCGTTCATATAAACATCTACAAATCCGGGCGTATATCCACTTGTGGGAAAGCTGGTTTGCCCAGCCGTTGCCGTAAATGAATCACGTTTCTGTGTAGCCTGCGGGACTGCGCCCGTGCCGATATATCCAGCCATTAGGTAATCTCCAACACCGACAATACAGTATCTACGCTGCTACCCGTGTCTGATATTACTTTAACAACATCAGCAGCTTCTAAGATAATTTTCCCATCCAGCACAGACAGCGCCCCTTGCGCGGGTATCGGTGCGTTTTTAACAATGTAATAATCTGTGCCGCTTCTGGTAATGTAGGCACTGACCTTAATTTGGCTTGTGAGAATGTTAGCGAGGTTAATACCCACCGCAACCGTCTGTGTGCTTGACGGCACTGTGCGTACAGTAGCCGCAGAGGTTCCCGTTGCACTCGCCAAATAACTCTTGAATGTATTAGCCATCGTTTATCCTAACGCTATGCTTAATGCCAAAACGTCACCAATTGAAGGCGCTGCGGCCCCCGCTACAAACAAACTTGGGACGCTCAAGTCTGTAAAGGCGTCAGTCATGGCTGCGCCAGAACCCGCTCCATCAGAAAAAACAGCCTTAACTTGACTGTTTGGTATTGTGATTGTGTTGCCAGTGCCTTGCTTAACAATAATGTTGTACGGGCCTGAAGAACCACTATCGGTAGTCGCGTTTTCTATAAACCACATTTTATTGACAGTGTTTGGGCCAATAGTAATGGTGCAATCTGAATCCAAAGCGCCTGTGTATTTTAAATACAAAGATCGTCCGGGGTCTGTTGCTCCATCTGCAATAGTAGTTGCATGTGTGTTTGCATTTGTTGTTATGGCTTCAGTGCCGTAACTAAATGCTTCAGCGATTAATTCTAAGTTAGTGTTGGTTGTCGTACCCCAAGAGCCTGATTGTTCACCAGTTCCTATCTCTTCTAATCTTAGATCGTTTGTGTAAACACTAGCCATGTAAGTTTCCTAAACACTGTAAGCTGACATATTTATATCGCGCATATCATTAAGACGCAATCTTTTTCCAATTTGGTGAAGAACTAGGAGATATTTGCGTCCAATCTCCCGGCGGGGCTGGGGTTATTGGGGTCCAGTTTGCGTTATGTATAGGCGTTATATTATTCCAAACAAATGCTGTTCCCAACTCCATAGTAGCGGAAACACCTTCTGGGTATACATACTGACCTATTCCTATTGAAACAGGGAACGGATCACGCCCTGATGCTGATACGCCTGTAACCGCATAACCAAACGCTACAGTAACAGACCCAACGCTTCCTGTAGCTGACACGCCTGTAACAGATACGTCGATAGGTATGTTGACAGTTACGTCCCCAACTGCTCCTGTTCCTGCAACGCCTGTAGCAGATATATTCGCATCTACTTTGGTTGTTACGCTTCCAACACCAGACGAACCACTAACACCTGTCGCAGCAACGGATGCACCGAATTTTATTGTTACAGCCCCTGAAGAGCCTGTAGATGATACACCTGTCGCGGAAGCCTGACCATCAGCTTCAACGCTGACAGAACCCACACTGCCCGTTCCCAACACACCTGTTACAGATTGATTTGTGTTGGCGGCTACTGTTGTAGAACCTACGCTACCAACGGCTCCTATACCTGACGCGGGAATGTTCGCTGATAATGTTAAACCTACAGAGCCAACACCGCCTGTTGCTGACAGACCCGTTACAGGCTGCGTTACTCCACTAGTTGTGGTCGCACTACCAACAGATGCAGTTCCGAATACGCCTGTAACATTTTGGACAACAGAACTTGTTGTTTGCGGTATGTTGCCAACTTCACCTGTTCCAACAACACCAGAAACAGAAATGTTATTGTCAAACTCAAGGCTTACAGTGCCAACACTGCCTGTCGCAGACACACCTGTTACAGAAACATTCTTCCCAACTCTAGCGTCTACCGTCCCTATAGCAGACGTACCAGAAACACCAGAAGCGGAAACGTTAACATCGCTAGAAACGGTGGCAGAACCAACAGACCCTATAGAGTTTATGCCTACTGGGTGGGCATTTGCATCTGCGTCTATAGCTACGGAATCTAAAGCAGTTGATCCCACAACTCCTGTAACGGGTATGTTTGCTGAAAAAACTGTAAAGGTAGTTCCAACAGCGCCTGTGCCAGAAACCCCTGTTACAGTAAAGTTTGCATCGCCAGAAACAGTAGAAGAACCAACAGCGCCTGTAGATGATACTCCCGTAACAGGAACATTTGCATCTCCTGATACAGTATGCGCGGTGCCAACTGACCCTGTAGCTACTACTGCGCTGGCTGAAATGTTGCCAACACCAGTAACAGTTACGCTTCCGACACTGCCTGTAGCCGCTAAACCTGTCGCTATTGTATTCGCGGCACCTGTCGCTGTTACAGAACCAACACTTGCTGTTGATGAAACCCCTGTAACGGAAATATTTGCCGCGCTAGTGGTAGTTACGCTACCAACCGAACCCGTAGCGGCTATCCCCGTTACGGGCTGTGTTACGCCGCTAGTAGTTGTTACACTGCCAACAGAAGCAGTACCCGCTACACCTGTAACGGATACGCCTACAGATAGGCTATTCCAAGAGCCAGAACCCCAACCACCTCGGCCCCAGCCAGAATAAGGAAGTGGCATGGGTTATCCCCCAATTAGGCGATACGGATAATAGCGTTACTTGCGTCTGCAGTTGGCATCACTACTGTAAAGTCACCTGCACTTGCAGCTTTATCTCCACCAAAATCAAGAACACATACTGTGGGATCACCCGAAGCTGCCTCATTGAAAATCAATGCGCCACGAACTCCTGTAAGTGTTACATTCGTAAAAACTACATTGTCCATATCTACAAAAGCTGTAGTGCCACTAGATGTAGGCGTTACTGTGGTTATCGCATTACCTTTAGCGGTATAATTTGTTCCACTGACTTCGTTGCTAGAAGTATAAGCTGTGGTAGCCGCATTAAAACTTGCACTGTTTGTATACATTGCCAATTTAAATACGTTAGATGCTGCCGTAAAATTATGCACACCTTTTAAAAGCTCTGTTTTGAACGAGGTACACATGAAGTTTCCTGAGAATGCCATTTACATTTTCCTTATATATTCAGCTAGTTTTTTATGACCAGCATCACTGATTGCATTATATACAGTAGTTCTATCGCTTTGGATAGCCTGTTTCATGTAGACTGCGATTACAGCCTTCATACGTTCCTTGTGAGCCAAGGCTTGATCTCTAATCGCAGGTGGCGCGTCATTTGATACGATCATTAACCTATCAACGCATAATTCCGCGACCTCTTCAGGGGTAAAGCCTCGATTGTTAGTAGTTTTAACCCCAACACTACCAACAGACATTTCAAACGGCATGTTCATCTTCTGTAACTATCTCCCTTGTTCGCTGCATCAATAATAGAAAGCTCACGCAACGCTGTTTCATATCTTTCTTTATATTGTTGCATAATATCAGCTTCGCCTTTCATAAAATTGTATGCTTCAACTAATGAACCATACAATAAAACAGATTCGGCATTTTCACCAAGCCATGATGTGTTTGTGGTTACTATAGACTTAGGTAAAAAATAGTAATGCAGTTCAACAGTATATGTCGCGTTAGGTGTTGGGCCTACAATAAAATGACCAAATGTATTTGCGGCAATAGCATCACCGTCAAACTGTCCATAATACTTTGGAACGCCTTGTGTAGCAGCTACAGGAAACGCCTCACGCATAAAATTAACATCTTTTTCAAGCAAGTAGGTGTAAGCTGCAGTTGTAGGGTCAATAATTGCCAAAGAAAAAACAGCTAAAAAATCATCTGGTCTTTGCAAATATTGATTGCCTTGCGTAAGTGTGCCTGTGCTGTTTGACCTTACTTCAGGAATAGTTACGGTTCTAAATATTCTCTGCTCTGCCTGTTGAATAAACGTAGGTATTAAAGAAACAAATGTTGTTTCTTCATTTTCTGTATATTCTTTTATAGCAGACGTTAATTCTGTATAATTCATTGGCTTACCCTCATGGTGTGTTCGCCGTCCCAACCGCGCCAGAAGCTGAAGTTCCTACAGCAGAAACAGAAGTGTCAATACCTTGAGTAACAGAAGTTGTGACAACTCCAACATAAGCATTGGCAACTAAATTGTTTCCTGTGAAACCATATTTATCACCTGTATAACCTACAGGATTCCAGCCCCACTGAATATTGTTCATAGAACTTATATCGTGTTCTGGTCGTGGGTCTTTTAATGCTTGCGGGTCTGGCCTCGCCCGTAGTGGCTCAAGTTGTGGTTGCTTTGCTTCCCACTCATCCTTGCCTACTAAAAGACCGTTCCATTCTTTGCGCATATCACGCAATCTATATCTGAAGCCAGAACGATCAGATATTCCATACGCCCATTTTCCTGTAGCGTATTTAGACATATCGGTAATTTCTCAAGTCTGGCGATACTTTGAATGAGGCTCTATCTCTGTCCTCATCCATCGCACGGTTTAACTCTTCGTCATAAATAGGCTTTAGAAGAGAAATGCGGTCAGGGGCTTTTTTTATAGCAATGTAATAAGCTAATCCTGCAGCTAGTGCTGGGTAAAACCTAAAGGGTATTTGCGCAGTGTTTACATATGTATCTGCATCATCCATGCGAATAAGGGCATCATATAAAATAACATCTGTGCTGTTATCTGGCAAAGGCCACACTTTTAAGTTCGGATTTATTTGTCTATCTACAAAATACTGCGTAGCCCTGCCTTTTGTAGATTTTGTTGGAATATTTAAGTATGTGTCGCGGCTAATTCTGTTTAGCGCATAGTCTGTACCGCTTCTGCGAACAACTAGGGACAATATATCTATAACGTCCGCACCAAGGCTAGTCTCACCATCACCCTCTGCAACTGTGAAACTCCTTTGCGCAATAGTCCATTGATTTAAACCTCGATTTGCCCAATCAGCGAACAAGAGATTTAAAGAACGTTTTGCTGTCCGCAGATCATAACCTGTTTGGGCCTCAAGACCACAACGCTCAAAAGCCTCTTCGATGTAATCAGCTACGTCTAATTCAAAGTCTTTTGAACCTGATACAGTCATTTCTTATTCCTTTTCAGGGATTTAACCCTACGTGGCTTTCCGGCAGGTTGTCCAATGCGTTTCTTTTGAGAAATTCTACTTCTTTTTTCCGCTGCTGTCATTTCTGACGCTGTTTTTGGCGTTTTCGAACTAACTTTTTTGCTAGGTCGGCAGTATGGTGTGCCACGCTTTTCACCTTTTTTGCGCCCACAAGCCTTACCTGTCCTAACGTCTTTCCAATCCTCTTTAAACCAACGTTTTAAGGCAGCACCTTTTTTTGTTTTGCGAACAGCCATTAGGTCATCCTTGTTACCTTACGGCGATTGCCCATGACTTTGCCGCACCCATTGGCTATAGCCTCGCCACCCTTCATCATTCTGCGTACAGGTCTTTTTCTAAAATTATTATTCGGCTCAACTGCGCCACCCATCGCTTTTTTAACAGGCTTTTTTTTACTATTACCCCAGTTTTTAGCGCCTACCTTTCGGCATTTTGCAATAGCACCACTGGCATATGCGCTAGGAAAAACTTTGTACCTAGCCTTTACTTTTTTATAACAAGCGTCTTTAGGCATATTAACACTTCCATCTTTTACGTGCTTGACGCAAACGACTGTTAGGGTCTTTTGCAGCCTTGGGGAATTTCTTCATTTGCCCTGCAGAACGTGCGCAGTATGACTTTCTGCGATTGGCGGCTTTACTTCCCGCTTTTACTTTTCCTGTAACGGCTGTTTTTAATTTAGAGCCGGGATTTTTGCGTTTGTACGCGGCAACACCCTTTTTAGTCATGCCAGCGCCTGATTTTGTTTTGCGGTAATTACCGCCTTTACCAGTAGTTTTCCGTATTGGATTTTCTTTTTTACGCGGCATTTCTCACCTGCTGTATAATAGGGGGCATCGCCCCCTACTACATTTAAGATAAAAAGATTGTTAGCTCATTGTTCGAACCTGTAAACGCCGAAACAAACACACCATCAGTGAATATCATTCCATCATCAGGTATATAAAGCTCATTCATGCCTACTGGAAATTTCTGCACTATCATAGTAGCGCCACCATTCCCATTAGTCAGAGTAAATGAACCTGCTGCTTCAGCATAGATATTAACAGTTCTAAGCCTAGACCTAGAAGGCCCAATAAGGGCCGCAGCATCACCTTGAGCTACATTGTATCCTGTTACTGGGCCAGCCATTTACTTACTCCTTATGCTACAAGATTGCTGGCTTGCTGATACAGAACAGTCGCTCTGATTTCACCTGCGTTAGTAGCACCTGTGGTAGTCCAAGTAAGGCGAACATCTGTTGTGTTAGATGTTTCAGCCCAAGACAATGCACCACCAGCTTCAGTGGTAGGGTACTTGCGTCCTGCGCCAGAAGCTACGGTAATCGAAAACCCGTTGATAAATGTGCCGTTTCCACCAGCAGTATCGCCAACGCTGAAAACCGCAGTAGCATTACCCATAGCTGTTGGGCAATCTAGCACAATATCAATGATTTGAGACTTCGCAGGAATAACTACGTCAGTGACGTTTGCAGCAGAAGCGCCGCCTGCAAGAGAGCCAGTAGTAAAGGACTGTGCCATGACAACTTGGCCTGTGTTTTTAATATCAGAGCCTACGGTTGTGCCAGTAGTATCTTTGATTGTTCCTGCCAGAATTGGCCCGGAAAAAGTAGTTGTACCCATGTCTATCTCCTGTCGTGGGTTAAGTCAGACGCTATTTGCGCCTGTCAGGGATAAGCAAATAATACACAACAATCCAAAAAAAGAAAGGGGGCAGATGAACTGCCCCCAATCAAAACCAAACATTTGTTCGGGTTACGCTCCGGGTGAACCAAATACGCAACGTGGGTCCGAGAAGCCAAATGAATAACGCTCACGCGCTTTAAAGCGCATGTTGCCTGTATCAAAATCTGCTTCCATGTTTGTACGCATGGGAGAACGCTCAAAGTGCTTGAAGCCATTTGGCGCGTCAGTTTTGATAAAGAACGCATCAGTATCGGTTAGGAAGTGGTTAATTGTATAACCCTCTGGCACCATACCCATGTTCTTTGTCGCGTTAATATCATTGTCAGCAGTGCCGGGACGCAAGGTCGATTCCAGCAGACGATCTGCAATGAACTGAAGCTGTGGTGGAATAATCAGCTTAGTGCCACGAAGGGCAATAATCATATTCCGCTCATCAACAAAGCCTGAAATGTCAATCAAAGCATTTTCAAGCGAAGTTTCATTGAGGTCAGCAGCAGTAGCTGGTTCGTTACGGAATGTACCGCCTTGAGCCAACGGGTGAACCGCAGAACAAAGCTCTACACCGTCACCGCCTGTGAACGCCGCGTTGAAAGCGTTGTTAAGAACTGCAGCAGCCTTAACTTGCTTAGAATGCGCCATAGAACGGGCAAGTGCCTTGGTGTAACGAGCGCCAAGACGATCATACAGATTGTCTTCAATCGCCTCTTCAGTCAAAGCGAATGCAAGAGCTACAGTTTCATGTGTGTAACGGGCGGTGTACGCTTCGTTAGCATCATCAAACGATACCCCTGATCCTTCACTTTTAGTAGGAGCATTTCCAAAACCTGAAAGCATAACTTCTTCTTCGAACGCACGATCTGACGATTCTGTGTCGAAAATTTCTGCATGCTCATTGTCGTAGCGGTTGTACTCCATGCCGAACAAAGCATTTAGGCCCGGCTCAAGCTCTTTGACAAGTTGTGAACGAGAAATAGCCATAACTTATCTCCTTTCTTATGCCAGACCTGCAGTGCCAGCACTGAACAGGTGGTTGTTGATTTTGACTATTACATTTGTATTAGCCGACGATACATCGTCATTCTCAGGGTCTTGAGAAATGTCGATAGCTTTCAGAGCCAAGGCTGCTGTGGTTGCACCTGTTGATACTGCAAGTTCCATGCTGGAAACACCGCTTGCGGTTCGTCCAACAGGGTTATTGTCTACAATATCAAAATTGCCAAACAAGTCGGCTACAGGCATTGCTGCATTCGCTTGAATTTCAAAGGTCGCACTTGGATCATCAATGACATTCGCAAAAATGTTTGTTCCAGTTGCGCTTGCAGGCCAATGGTTTGAGAATTTCACATCACCATTCGCATCTACATATTCACAGCCATTAAACACGCCCAAACACAAAGCATTGTCTCCTGCTGCAACGCGAGTAATTGTTCCATTTGTGTTGACTGTAACTAAGTCACCTTGGAAAATGTTCGTGTTGTAGCCAGAGGCAATACGATAACGGTTTTGTCTTTGTGAAGACAAACTGTTTTTAAGTGGGCGAAGGCCGAAAGGGGCGTCTTGATTCGCCATCTTACTTATCCTTCAGATTTATTCCGTGAGCCGAAGCTAACAGAAGATTTACGTTGTGGTGCCAGTTTTGGCATAAGGGCGTTGTTTTCCCGCATCCAATCGCGGTCAACAGCGTCCATTTGATTACTAGCCACTTGTGCAAAGTGTTGATTCCGCTGGTTTACCAATTCGGTAGGGATTCGGGCCAAAACCAATCCACCGACACCAATGGTGCCTGCGTTTCTTCCTTCGTCAATGACGGGGCCAACATAATCAGGGTACTCTTCAGCGCGAACAAGTTCCCATCCCTCTTGCCGTTTCTTATGAACGTTAGTCTTATCATCATATTCCATGACAGATTCACGAATCCATCTATGCTTATATCCTAGAGGTGGCTCTGGGGCGTCTAAAGCAGAACCCGGACGCCATTGCTGAATGCGCTCTGCGCTTTCCCGTGAATTTGAATCACGCGCTGACCTAGTTCCCATTTAATCGCTCCTACTTTCTAGTTTCACAACCTCTTTCGCATAAACTTCAAGAGGTATCCGCATTTTATTAGCAAATGCGACTTGCCCCGGTGTTAGCTCCACCGATCTTTTCCGCCCAGATTTTAATGACCGTCCGTTACCAGACGCAGGCGTAACAACTTGGGCGTTCTGTTGTTTGGCCTGAAACTTGTGAGGCATTTCTTTACGAATGCGCTTGTCTATTTCAGAGTAATATTCGTCAGTGGTAGGATCAAAACCTTCCTCACCAACAATCTGATTATGTATGGCTGTAGCCGCAGCTTTCATAACGTTGTCTTTTTCAAACCAATCGTTTTTAGACAACCACTTTTCCAACTTAGGGTCAGCCGCTTGTCTTTGCTGCTGTTGTGGTTGTTGCTGTCGTTGCTGCTGTTGCTCTGCCTCATACTGGCGTTGCTGTTCTTCACGCTTGGCCTTGGCAGTTTGCAGTCGAATGCGTTCCTTTTCGATAGCAACTTGTGACAATGCGGATTGCGCTTCAGCAACCTTTTCATAATCACCAGCTTCATGCGCTTCTGTCAAAGCGCGTTTGGCTTGCTGTTCCTGAGATACAACACGGCCCTCATACTCAGACCTATACCCTTGGTCTAACTGCTGAAGCCTAGCTTTCATTTGCTGGTTTTCTTGGTGAACTTGCTGTGCGTATTGAACTGCAGCTTCAGCCTCTTCTGTTGCAGCTTTACGCCGTGCAGTTAGCTGGTTAATGCGCTTCTTTACGCCTTCACTATAGCTTTCAAGTTCGTCATCGCCATCTGATGATTTACGAACTTTTGTTCGGGTTTCATCAGAATTACTGTCTGAATCAGCGGCTTCAACAGCAGATGATTCCTGATTGTCCTCTTCAAGTTCAATGGTAGTGCCGTTGAACTCTTCGTTTTCCATGCTTTCTTCAGCCATAGACATTTCCTTAGCTCCCTAACTTTCTATACATACGAAACATCTGTTGGGTCAAGTATTGTGGCTATAATATTGTCGTCATTTATGATTCTGACCTCAAGACCATCCACTTTAAACCTATTCCCAGCATATCTTCCTATAAGAACCCAGTTTTTCTCCTGACAATAAGAGCCACTTGGGAACTTTTGTTCGTCTTTGTAGGCATCCGGGCCTAACTTAACTACATAAGCTGACACAGTAGCAAATGACTCCCGCTCTCTAGTTTGGTCAGGGATATACAAGCCACCTTTTGTTTTGGCGCTAGGGTAATACGGAATAATTAATATTCGATACCCAGTGGGCTGCGGTAAACGCTCAAGTACGGAAGGCTCAATGTTAGATGGATCATCAACATTTTTATTATCCTCTTCAGTCCCTTGCGTTTTAAAAGCGTTTTCTATCGGTTTGGATAGTTTTGTTTTCCTAGCTGCTTTCGCAACATGGTCAGGAACATACAATTTTTTAGTCATCTTCTAACTCTATGCCTTTCATCGCGGTTTTAATTAAATCTTCGCAGTAGGTCATTCCGCGTATTTCGCCTACAAGATAACGGTACTCATCCCAAGATGAGGCCGAACCGTCCGCAACTCGGTCTTTCAACCTAGAATCACGCTCACGTATTTCTTTCAACAGATATTGTGCTAGATGTGCAGCGTCCATACTTGTCTCCCTGCACACATAGTATGCAATTATACGGGATACGCAAGTATTGTTAGTAAAAAGCTATAAAACCCCTATAAATCTTTGGGGTCTTGCTATTCTACTAAACTTTTTTAAATATCTTGGCTTTGTTCTTGGTGGTTTTTTTAACTGCTGGCTTGGAATTTTTTTTGGTTTCAGGTGTTTCCGCAACAGTCTGTTTGGCTTCATTTTTAACCTCTGGTGTGATTGCAGGTGAATGCTTTGCAGCCTTTATAACCTCTGCCATCTTTTGCCTTACTGAAGAACTCATATCATTTCCTATCTTCTATTTGCTTACGTTGTTGTGCAATCAAAATCTTTTGGCGTTCTAACTCTAAGAACTGCCTGTCTATTTCAGTCATTTCAGGAAAATCTACGATATTATCCTGTATTGGCTTTTGTTGCATTCATCACCGCAATTTCACGCTGCGTCCGTATCCTATCTTCTGCAATTCTGGTCTTATCCTCTAAGGCTGCTTCAGAAACATCAATGCGCTGCTGATTTACCAGAATGTCATTCTTTTCCTTCTCACGTTCTAACTCCTGCTTGGCTTCAAACTCTGAAGACTTGCGCTGCATATCAGCCGCTTTTAGCTGCAACTCTTGATTGCGTATGTCCACCAGTGGATCAGACTGCTGTGGCGGCTCTACAGCTTGCGCCATGCTTTCAACCATGTCTGCAATCATAACCGCAGCTATCTGGTCGATCTGAGGCTTAATTTGCTGCATCATCATTTGCATTTGTTCTGGGTTTTGCTGCACTTCAGGCGGTATTCTTTCCATGACCTGTGCCTGTGCCTGCTTCTCAGCCATAAGCCCTATATGCTCCTGTATGTGGCCCTGTAAGGCCACAATGGACGCAGGGTTAAGCTGCATGGCAGGCGTAGACATTACCGCCATATGAGCCTCTATGTGGGCCTGATGATCTTGCTCTGGGAATGCCTGCAGTGGAACGCCCATAAGCGCATTCTGGTTCTCTTTAGCAGCATTAGCAGGCGGGGGCGGTGGCGGTGGTGGTGGCAAAATAGCGTCAATGTTCGTAACGCCCAAAGCCTCGTACATCTTGCGATACGCCTGATACAGCCCCATAGGACCGCCGTGTATCTCAGGATTAGACTGCACCAACTGCAATTCGCTTTGCGCCAAAGCAATGCGCTGCGACATGGAAAAGATGTTCGGGTCTGAAACAGGCAAAACATCAATGCGGTCATCAAAGTCTTGCGCTTTTACTTCAGGTCCAACTTCTTTGGACACCATATATGGATACGGCTGTAAGTCTTGCGAGAATATCTTCGACAAAAGTTTAAATTCTATCTTTTGCGAATAATGCAATCGCTTATGAATAGCGGACATAACCTTAGTGCCACGTTCCATAATCGCCATAGTGGTGCCAACGGGCGTTTCACCGCTCATCTCACCAACCTTCATGTCAGCCATAGATGCAAACCTGCGACCAGCATCAACCAGCGTACCCAAAAGGTTATACAACGTGCCAGAAGGCTCTTTGAACGGTAATGGCATCAAAGACGCCTGCAGCGTTTGTCCCACTACATCAATGTCACGAAACTCTCCGGGCTGTAGTGGGCTGTCTTCATCACGAATACGCGCACCACGGGCTTTAAACCCCGCTGGAAGGTTAGCCAACGTGCCAGCATCAATAAGCTGACGCAGGATCGACGTTGAAGCCATAGCCAAGCCGCCAATCATATGCGTTAGACCCAAGCCATAAAACCCCAAACCCGGCAAAAACTTGTAATGCACAAAGTATTTTTGCGCACGTTTCATAGGGTCATCTTCTGGATAGTTGCGACGAATAGAAAGAATTTCATTCGTATCTTCCAAAATGGTCACAATGTACGGTAGCTTTAACCCCGTAGGCTCACCGTCCATTCCAATGTCTTCAAAGCCCTCAAGGTCCAAATCAGTGTGGACCTCATAAAGAGTTAAATCCGTAGAGGAATTAGAAGGGTGTACGCCCTGTATATCGTTGATTGACTCCGTAACCTCACTCATCTGGTCATCAGATGTACCATCAGTCGGAATATCTATGTCGCTGTAAAAACCCGCAAGCTGCAGCTTTCTAACCTCGTTAGAATCCATCGTAATACGGTGCGTAATGCGAGGCGAAGTTGCCAAGTCAGTAGCGCCATACGGCACAATTAAATCTTCTGCATGAATAAAATTGCTAACAGCGCGTTGCTTTAGTGGATCACGGTAAACCTTCTTAAAGGTCGATCCAATCACAGGTAAATAAAACAGCATTTGATCCAATTCAGGATCGTATTCTTCCATTTCATACGTGATCTGGTAATTCATATAATCTTTGACACGCTCTGCCTGCTTAACAAGCATTTCGCTCTGCGCACCAATAACCTGCGTTCTAACAGGACCATTTGCAGGCAAAAGCTCACGATACGCCTGCGCTTGAAACTGCGTAACACTTTCTGCCAACAATGGATGAACAACGCCTGACGAACCCTCAAAAGGCTCTGTGCGCTCTTCAGTCTTCATGCCTAGAAATTCTAGCCCCTGCTTGTACGTGTCTTCCCAATCTTCGCGGGACGCCAAGTCATCATCAATAAGGCCAACCAAGTCAGAAACAATACGCCCAAGAATGGCAGGATCAACAACATCAGCCAAATTACCATCAAAAGGAACTTCTGGTGCAATACCCATTCCATCGTCATAATCGCCAACGACAGCACTGCCGTCATCAAACTCAAATACACCGGGTTCTGGCGGCAATTCAGGAATGTCTGCCAAAACGTTTTCTTCGGGCAAAATAGGCATTTCAGGAACACCACCCGGACCAGAATCACGATCT